CATCTGTGTTCATTGTTGACCTCCAAATAAATCATTAGCTATTTTAGCAATCTCTGGGTCTTGAATTTGTGGATTCATAGGAACTGCACTAGGAGCTTGTGGCATTTGTGGCATCTGAGGGGCTTGTGGGGCGTTCTGAGCCATTTGTTCTGGACTTTGAGGTTCTGCCATAGCTGGCGGTGTAACTTCTCCTCCTGGACCTCCTGCGGTCTGTGGCGGTTGGTTTAAATTTCCTTGAGTTTCATTTTCAGCATTCATCATTTCTTCTTGTGTCATACCAACAAGTATCTTGTCATAACCTTCTACTCCTGATGTGGCAAAAATTCGTTTAATGTGTTCACCAACATTGTATTTAAGACCATCTTTAGCAAGTTCTTGGCTAAGTCCAGGTATTTTAGAAACTACTACAAGTAGATTCGTAAGTGCTTCTGACTGAGCTGCATCATCTTTTCGATTAGTAGAGTTGGCATCAATGTAGTATTTGTATTGAGTATCACCAATGTTATCTTTAGAAATTGTCAATAATGCGTAATTGCCTGATTCAGATTCACGCAAAATCTCTTCTACATCTGGGTGAACTGCTTTAATTAGGTCAATTTCATCATCGAACAAGTCAAGATTGATTGGTTTAGGTTGTTTTGTAGCTACCAAATTAACAAATCCATCATAAAGTTCTTCAACTGCTTGCTCCATCATAAATCTATCCCAGTTATCACGAGTGTTTTCACGTGCTTGTAGTAACTTAAGAGCTTGCGGAGTTTTACCAAAACCTGGGTCTGAAGTAGAATCACTGCTTGCTGCAGTATCGGTAGTGCCATTTTGGTTTAGAATTGAACCAATTAAGAACTGATAAGTAGATTGGAAGGTAGAAAGACCCTGTGGATTAGTGTTGTAAGGTCGGATTGAGTTAGGGATATTCTCTAACCAACGTGCACCAGGGCTATATTTAACGCTTGAAGCTACAATTCCATTAGGATTCATAATAGTTGGTGGGAATACTGACATCTTTACACCATCTAAGTAGAGATTAATCAAGGAATCCATAGCGTATTGAAGGGTTTTGCCTCTTTCAAAGTCACCTAGACCATAAATTGAGTCTACGAGTGGGAAACAATACTTCAAAACAATAGGGATTTTACCGTTTTTGTGTGGGTTTGGTATGTCTCGGATTACTTCATCATCATAATCAGGGCAAAACATTACCCAATGACCATCTTCACCTGCTTCATAACGTGTAACTACTTTAACCTGAGAAGCTTTTCCTTTGCTCTTAGAAGAATCTTGATTCCTATCGCTTTCTACATATGATTCATCACGAGATTCTTTTTGCATTCTAGAACCTTCTTTAGCAGATTCAATGATTCTTTTTAGACAAGCTTTATCCCAATCGCCACTTTTAGCTTTCAGCTTAGATTCTAACCATCTAACTGATACATAATTTTCTACGTGGCAGTAATCAGAGTCTTGCATAGTTAATTTACCACGCTGTGGAATCCAGTTACGAATAGGTATTAACCAAGAGTCTGGTCCAACGTAATCATCATCTATACGATAGTCGTACATCATTGGCATAACACCATATACCATTGAGTATAAATCCCACATCCTTAATTTAGTAAGGTGAGAAAATTGTGCATTAGCGTTAGGTTGTACATATCTTTGCAAGATAATATCCATTAAAGTGGATTTGCCTTTATCTTTTACTGATAGGGCTCTAACCATACCAGTTGGGAGTTGCCCCATTACTCGACCAGCACGTTCCCATATAATAGTGGAAAGTCTAGAGTCGGTTACTTTAGATTTAAACGACATTGAGTCTTCAACTTTAGAAATCAACATTGATTCTTTTTCGTCAAAGGTATCTACAATAGTTTGTATTGCGTCTTTATCTGTGCGATATTCTTCGCTTATTTTTTTTATTTCGTTTTTATCCATAATTCTCCTTTATTAGAATCGTGGAGTCCCTCTCCTATGATTAATTTAACTATAAAATTATTTACCATTTGAGTCAATCTTATTGTAATCTATTTGGGCATTGTCTTGTTTAATAAGGCGAGATACTTTGCCTTTGTTCAAAACTACAGTAAATGACAATGACCCTGAGAACTTTTTCTCTGTAGCTTCTTTAATAACTTGCATAATAATTGCTGCAGCTTGGGCATTATCTTTTGGTTTGTGTGATTCAAAAGAATGAATAATTACTTGATGGGTGTTTTTGGTGTGGCGTTTGACTGTTACCTGAACATCGCCATAATCAACTGCTTCGATTAGTTTGTTGATATCATCGATGTAGGTCATCGGTAGAATCCTCCATCAAATAATTGTTCTTCTGGGAAGTCGTATTTAGGATTCAAGTCGTATTGGTAGTAAAGAGCGACATAACGTAAAGCATCTAATCCGTGGTCATCATTCTTCATTGGGTCTTCTTTAGAGTTACGGTCTGACTTGCCTTTAGGATAGCGGTACTTTTCAAACTCTTCAATTAAGTTAATACAGGTTGAGGAGACAAATAGTTTAGGTTTGGGTTTGCCGTGAAGTTGTTCACGCATCTTTAATTTATCTTGGATGATATTAATACCTGCCGAAATGGAGTCTTTACGTTTAGAGATAGGAACAGTAGGGATTTGTTGCTGATTAAGGTTAGCAATGTGTTCGGCTTGAGCAGAGTCACCAATGTAAGTGAGGATAGTTTTTCCTGCTGACTTTTCTTTTATAATTTGAGCAATGTCGTTAATTGTTTTACCTCGTTCATAAATCTCATCCATCACCCACCAGTTCTGGTCATAATCAATTAGGATGTAAAGGACAGCTGTGGGGTTGGTGAAACCAAAGTCAATACCTACGACATAAGTGCCAGTAAGAGGGATTTTTTCTGGTTGTACCACGTGTGTGGCACGGTCAAAGGTTGGATAGACTAATCCTTCCATCTTCTTAAACTCTGCCATATACTCTTGAGCGAATTGGTCAGGATTGTTTTCTTCACGCAATCTATCGATTTCTTCGGGGGAGATGATGGGGTTGTCGTATGGCGTAGCGTGTGAATAGAACCACCCAGAACGCCCTTTTGGGTGAGAATGCTTAAATCCCCCAGTCTCGGTCTTATCGTAGCCCTGAGCGTACATATAGAGGTCATAGAAGTGATTAAATCCATTAGGGGTGCTAATAAACATTGCCCAACCTTTAGTTGTCAGTAGCATTGGTTCAAAGACTAGTTTCCAAGCATCTGGGTCGTGATAGGCGTATTCGTCAAAGACTAATCCCATAACTTCAGTGCCACGCAACTTATCGGCATCATCAGAACCTTTTAATTCAATGGTGGAGTTGGGCTTACTGTGGTCGTGTTTAATTCCATTTTTTTCATCTTCGATGTAGTTTAAAGTAATAGACAAATCAACATTGTTTATTTCTTTGATTAGTTCTTTTGGAATCAATGTTTTCATATATTGTTTCCAGTAAATGTCTTTGGCTTGTTTGTAAGTTGGAAGGACTATCCAGTAACGTCCTTGTCTACGGAGGGCTTCATAAAGGGTGTATTCTAAAGCAAACATTGATTTACCTGTACGTCTACCCCAATTAAGGACTTTGAATCTTGAAGGGGAGTGATGCACTTCTAACTGTTTAGAATGTGGTGTGTACAACATTAAAAGCAACTTTCATTTTTAGCGTGGAAGTTATGACACTTCTTACAAAATTTCTTTTTCATTGACATCCTTTCTGCATACACTTAGACCCAGAATAGAAGTGACCTTTAGAACATATCTTAGCTTCCTTATATGAATCCAAAATTATTTTCTTGTGACTCCTAACGTCTTTGTATATACCATTGTTAAAATGTTTATCTAACAATGTATTTATTAACTTAGATTTATATCTAACATTGTCAAACTCTTTATCATTATGTATATACAATAAATATTTTTTAGCCATATATTTATTATAACAATGTATTTTGTATATACAACTTTATATATACCCTATATATTTTTTCTAGGAGTCCCATAAGGAATGAATAACTGTGTGTATGGGAGAAACTACTATCTTTAGTAGATTATATTATAGGAGTAGCACTATACCAGAAGGCGTATCTGGGGGATATACCCACCCCTGCGTGTATATATATTATAAATCCTTTAGAAGATATTATTTGTTCGTATCTTGTTCGGGTTTATATCTGTTGACTTCACCTAACTCCACCTTCACCACACTAGCAACTTGCTTTCTCTCGATAAGATAACCGTTGAGCTTGCTTATCAACTCAAGCGCTTTTAATCTGGTATCATCTGGTGATTTACTATCTACCTTACGTTGAAAGCTAGCTATTTCGGTTAGTGTTCGGTTTATATGGTCTAACTTAAGTTCTCTCTTGTTGACATAATCAGATAACCAGATGCCAGCTCGATGAACTATCACACGTGCGTATTGCTTGCCGTAGCCCACCTGTAAAGCGCTCTGGTATGCGTTGCCGAAAGTTTCGCTGTATGGGTTAGTGTAAAGCTCGAGAAACGCTTGCTGACGAGCATCTAGTTTCGGTTTATTTTCGGTAGTTTTTTTAAGTTTTTTCGTTGCCATATCTGGTCGCTATCTGTTGAATTACTTGATTTTATTATACCTGATTTACTTCGAGAGCGCAACATTGTTGTTCGGTTTCTGTTCTATTTTCGACATTTTTCTATCTGTTGGCGAAAAATACTTGCGAAAAAAGTGTTGACAGCGTTGCGCACTTGTGAGATACTGGTGTCATCGCCAAAGCGAGCCAGCCAAAGCGAGCACCTTACAGCCAGATACCAGACGAGAGCCACCAGCCAGCGTGTCTTATCAGATAGCTAACCGAGTGATAGCATCTCGTCACCACATCTGGTCAACAGGTCACACACCTTGACAACAGAATAGTTAAGCATAATCGCACCCTATAAGCTACAACACTTGTGTAATAGAGTAATGACTTTACAACAGGCGTAGCATTAGGTAATCAACCCACAGGTGATAAGTCGTAATAGCAAGCTAGCTAGGTTATGTCTTAACAGGTTACTATACCAGACGCATAGCGCAATACCAGCGCAACAGGTTTCAACAGATTAAAATAAGATAACGAAAGGAGTAAAATTATGGTTTCAGACAGCATAATTTTCGATGACTTTTCAGATGACGTGTGCGAGCACGATTTCGAGTATTACGAGAGCACAGCAGTCACCTATCAGGTGATTTAACAGGTAACGAAGGGGGTAAAACGAGTAATTTAAGTGTGCCAAATTAACTATAAGGAGTAAATATGGAAATTAAAGCAACAGATTTCGCCCGAGCAATGGGTATCGAAGTCATAGAAGTGGACTTAACAGATAACGAACAGGAGCAAGACAATGAAAGTAGCGTATAATTTTATAACCAAAACAAACTATTCGGGTAGCAATGCGTATCTGAAGGGCAAGAGCAAATACAACGCTTTCGCCACGTTTAAACAAATCTCAAGCGCAGGTTACAAGATAAATAAGGGCGCAAAGGGTGAGCACATCTTTTGCGGGTTTCAGCCAGTGGACGTAGTGGACGAAAACGGCAAACCTAAAACCAAATCTGTGCCGAAGGTGGCAGTGGTGTTCGACATCGCTGATACAACAGCTATGGACGATGCCAAGCTAATCAAGTCTCTCGATAAAATAAAACCTAGTCAACAAGAAATCAACCAAGAGTTATTAAATCTAATCTGGGGACAGGCGTAAGCCGTCCCCTAACCATAAGGAGTGAAAACAATGAAAACTTTAAAAGGTAATTTAAACCAGATAGCGAAGGACTTTCCGTATATGAAGTTCGAGCTCGAAGCTAATTTTGACATCAACCCAGATGAAGAAATTGAGTGTGACGCTTGCTCGGGCTCGGGCGAGTATGTAGACGAATACGATGACGTGTGCGACTGCTACGACTGCGACGGACGTGGCTATCACTATCAAGACAGCGACTACGTGTATGACGACGTTACCGAATATGTAGCGAACAATATGCCGAAAGATGCGCTTGATAACATCACCTATGCTCAAGCGTACAATGACCAGTCTGTAAATATGGAGTACACCTTCACTATCAAGACCGAGTACGCACATCTTGTGCCAGATGTAATCAAGACTTTCTTGAGCTACACCGAGCACTACGACACCGAGAACGCAGGGTTTCACATATCTGTTCTAACAGATAGCGAAGGCGTGTACCCTTGCCGACAAGATTTCGACCGAGAAAAGATAGAAAACTTCAAAGAAAACGTGACCAAGTTATTGCCAGCCCTGTTATACTCTGGCTCAAATAAAACTACACGTGGGCTTTACTATCGACAACCTAGAATAGGTTATAGCCGAGACAGATACAATTGTATAACCATATACAACGGCAGTCTTGAATACAGGTTGTTCGACCCTATCTATGATAATCTGGACAAGTTTCCAGAGTATATCAAAGTTATAGCAAATACTCTTAAATACTACTCAAAGCGCAAGCTCAAAGCTAAACTATACGACAAGTTCGAAGTTGACACTGGGCGCTACTCGTCAGGCAAGTTCAACCTAGATGCGCTATACGACACGCTAGATAACTACGTGGCGCTACGCAACACGCTACCTATCGTCAACCCTGACGAACAGATAGCATTTAAAACTTTCAATGAAAAGAAGTTGCTACGCAAGAAATATCAAGATGAGATACGAGCTATCAAGCAATTCCAGCAGTATCTCGAGCAACGTTCAGAGTATCTGACCAAACAGATGAAGGACGACTGGCTATCGTATAAAAAACATAAGGCGCAAGCAGAAAGACTATCTGACCTAACCAAGATTACAGCTCGAGAGTATCTCGACATACAAGATAGCCGAGTATATTTACCAAGCTATCTGACTGGTAGAGATGAGCTATCTGCCGAGCAGTTCGTGCGCATAGCGAAAAACGAGCTATACACCACTAGATTACAAACGCTAGACCAGTTCAGAGAAATCAACAAATCAAATAAACTGACCATAACAGGTTAGAAAGGAGCAAGAATATGTGTGGTATCATATACCGAAAATCACTTAACAATGAAAATATCTCAACAGATATATTAAATATGTACAAAAATCAACGTAGTCGTGGCTTTCAGGGTTTCGGCTACTACCTACCAAGACAAAACAAAATCGTTCACACTACGGACGAGCACATCATAATCAAAAAATTAAAAGCGACCAAGTCTTTCGAGATGCTGTTTCATCACAGATTTCCGACTAGCACTGACAATGTCCAAAACGCTTGTCACCCTTTTAAAGTTCGGGTATCTGGCAAAGATTACATCGTAGTTCACAACGGCTATCTGTATAATGACCGAGAGCTCAAAGCGCATCACGAGAGCTTGGGTTATAAATATCAGTCTATACAGCCGAACGGCAAGTTCAACGACAGCGAAGCTCTGGCATACGACCTAGCCCTGTATCTATCTGGCAAGCAACGCAAGCTCAAGTCCGAAGGCGCAATAGCGTTCATAGTATATACAGGTGACGACATATACTTCGGCAGGAATAGCGACAGCCCACTACACTATCACGTCAATGATAAATACATCACTATTAGGAGTGAAGGCAAAGGCGAGCTGATTAAAACAGATACGCTATACAGACTACGCAACGGCAAGCTGTCACAAGCTAAACTGACCATACCGAGCTACAATTACAGACCGAGCACAAACTACAATGCGTTCGGTTTCTATGATGATGACGATGCTATCGAGACCACTATCTGGCAAAAAGACCAGCTTGATACGTGGGTTGACGATGATACGTACTGGCAAATCGAGGACACCAAGCTGGCTATCGACCAGTGTGAAAGGGAGCTTATAAATACACCCGAGACCGACACGCAACGTATAGCCGAGCTCGAGTGGTATCTCGATGAGCTGATACTTGAAT